TGCCGCTATCACCAACTTGCTTGTCTCACTCGGCTCTCTGAATACTCGCCACCTTCCATCTGGCATATCCACCAAGTGACCATCGACTACGTCGCACCTTCTTGGCACGTAAACCTCTGCCCTACAACGTACTATGTTCGCCAGTGGGAAGAACCCCTTGCCTGCTGTTGATGGTAGAGCCAGTACGTTCTCACGTATGTCCACCATGTCACGTCGCTTGCACTGTCTCTCGAACCACGGCGACCAGTAGTAACGTCTCGCTGGTTCACCTGTTATCGTGCCATCTATGTCAGTCCTCCACTCTCCACCTAGTGACTTGGCTGGATGACCTACGTACGTCGTGAGTATCGGCTTGGGTTCTTTCAAGTCTACTGCGTTAGCCCAGATGCTACGTGTGAAGTAACTCCCTGTCAGGTGAGTACTTACGGCTATCCTGCATGCGGTTGTATCCGCAGCTGAACGCCACGCTGATTCTAGTTTCTCTTGTGCTGCTGCTTCGTCGAAGATGACACACGTACGACGACCACCACGACCAATGTGTTCAGTGGTTGACTGACCTACGATTGAGTGACCATCAGGATGAGTCAGCACCAAGTGTCTTCGATACTTACCCGACGGTAACAAGTCACTCCTCTCACATGGTAGAAGACAGGAAGGTAGCCTCTCAACCATCGAATCAATCCGAGGGAATAGGGAGTCAAGGTCACCTGCCCTGTCTACCAAGTCCTCAGTCCTTGAGCAGAGCAGTACTGACCACTCATGGTACAGGAAGCCCCACAGCGATAGGGAGAGCAGGAGCCATGAAGCGCCCATCTCCCTAGACTTTGCCCATGCTATGTCTTGACCATTGCGTACACAGTCTGCTACTTCTCTGAGGATTTCTCTTTGTGACCGCCAAGGGATGAATGGCTGCGATGTTGTTTGAGCAGGTCGCTCTGTACCATCGACTGTGACTTCCTTGACGACCTTCGTCCAACCTCCAGCCATAAGAAAGGCGACGGGGTCATCCTTGCATAGTTCCTTGACCGCAGCCTGCTCGTCAGCAGAGCCGACAGCCATCTGGCGAAGTCGTACAGCGAGTTCAATGGTTTCCTCGTCATGCGCCTGCAAGTTCATGGATTTCTTCCACGTTTGCAGTATGCAGGTAAATTGGTGTGTGTTCGCCCATGTACGAGCCCTCGACGTTGAACACAAAGAACTCCTCTGCCTCGTCGCTTGTCATTCCGTCACGGTCTTCAAGTATTCGTATGCATGCCTCGCGGTTGTAGCAGACGACTCTCGACCCGTTGTTCTGTTCGACATGACCCATAATGGCTAACTCAAACCCATCAGCTAATAACATCATCGTGCTCCTTGGCAGGCGGGAGTGCGAGCATCTGCGCTTGCAGTTGCTTGACAGCATCCTCGACTACTTGTTTGTCTATCGTCTGTTGTATCTGGATTGCTCCACCACCCGCGCCAACAACGTGAGTTGTGTTGTGGTAGTTACTTCTGTTTGCTTTGAGTATCAAGTTGGCAGCGTTGACTTGAACTGATGACCCGTCGGATTCTCCAAGTGCGATGCGTTCCATCTCTTGCTCTATCCTGTCGAGCCTCTCAGCGTACGCGTGAGCCTCTTCAGCTGCGAACCCCTCAGAGGTCTTGCGGTTGCTGTAGACGACCGTAGAGCTAATGCCTGCCTCACGCATGGCTGCCACCTTGCCCATTGATGGAATGAACCTGATGTACTGGTCGAGTTTAGCGTACATGTCTATCTTCAAACACCCTTGACAGGAATCGAACCTGTGACCGACAGCTTAGAAGGCTGTTGCTCTAATCCGCTGAGCTACAAGGGCAGTGGGATTTTAACACAAGAGAATCAATCGTCAACGAATATCTTTCAAAAGAAATTACGAAAACTGTATTTATATTGTTCTTGTTTTTGTTCTTGTAGTTGTGATTGTGATTGTGATTGTGATTACTATACTTTTGCTATACCTTTTGCTATGCGTTTGCTAATAGCAAAACGATAGCTATGCTATAGAAGTGTCCATTCTAACGCAATGAATAGGTGTGCTATAGGTATGCTATCGCTTTGATAATAGCAATGCTATAGGTATGCTATCGAAGTGCGAATAGGTGTGCTATCACTGTTGACAGAAGAGACAGAAGACACAGAAGATACGGATGATACTGAGGAAACAAAAAGAAAGATAAAGATGTCAGAAGAGACGCTTTTGAATCTTTTTCATTATTTTTACACCACAAGATGTAGTGGTTAATCATATCAATAACCTAATTCAACCACAATATCTAGTGTCTGCTCATAGTACATCATTGCAACGTAATGAAATATAATGAAACACAGTGACACATAATGACGATAGATGTTATGCTACGCAATAGTCAGCAATTCCGCTGGCACTAACCGAACGCCTAAAGGAGGCACTATTATGGTACAGAAACACACAGCAAAACGATTCATCGAACTTGAAAAGGGAAATTTCATTCAAGTACGCATTAGCGAGTGGAATGAAGAAACAAACGAGTACGACGAATGTCAAGTATGCCACGATTTTGCAAGCGCAAGTGATGCTTACAACTTCATTATTAAGTACGAACGCTTTCCCAACCATGTTGAAGATGTAGCGTACCCCGTGATTATGGAACGATGTGGGGATGATAATCATCAAGAGTATGTCGAGGAATTGAATACTGAAGATTTACTAGAACAAGCGTAAGTCGAAACGCCTTCGGGCGTTATTGGGAACTGACCTACCCAATCTGATGAGACTGGTCACAACACGAGCTCCGCACAGGCGGGGACACTAAGCCTACTCCTAGATGGAGTGCAACACGCGGAGTGTTGCTAAGGCAGTCCCCGTCTTTTACGGGCTCACAACAACCGAACGCCTAAAGGAGGCACTACTATGATTAAGGATTACAAACAACTAATAGGCAAAGAGGTAGCGTTCTTTGTCGCAGACGCTGTAGGTCGTCGCTCTGGATACTTCGGGCGACGGCAGGGGACAGTAGTCAGCGTGGACGCAGGACCTCGCAAGGGTTTCCGTTCACTACGAGTACGAATCGGCAGCGCTGAGTACATCCGCAATGGTTGGATGCAACCCGTTCACCTGAAGGTCATGCGTAAAGAACTCTCGCTTCTCAACCATACGACTGGCGTAGTAGAGGGCACAAGCGTAGTCCCACTCGGCGCATGGTTCAGCAAGCACGGGATAGAACGATTAGGAGGTAAGTGATGAGCGAACAAACATGTAGCACAATGCCAGTTTACAAGTACGTGATTATCGTAATTGCGGGTGCGAAGATACCCGCCACTATTGAAGGCGATATATCTTTTACCTACACGGAGCACCCCGCACAAAATATGGGTGGTCGCATGGAAGATGCTATCCCCTCTGACCAAGAGGTTGAGTTGGACGAGGTAGAATTAACCGTTACTCTTTTTGGGTCTACACTAGGCAATGACGAGGAACACGGTATTCAGTTTGTGACAAACTGCACTGACTTCTACGTAGAACACTTCGGCGAACTAGAGTGCCAAGACGTGATTGGATATACCTAATGAATCGTAAAAGCAATAAGTTCCATCGAGATATTCGAGACATAGTTGAGTTGAGCCCAGAGGCTCGACGCTTACTAAACGAGATAAAGCAAGTGCAACTCGTAGCAGCTGCAATAGAAAACAACAAACGTACTAACAAATCTATATCTAAAAAAGGAGATAAATAATGATTACAGTAAGTACTATTCTTCGTGACAAGAAAGTCACATCACGGCAGATAATGAAGACCTGCCAAGTTACGCAAGTTACGGCTTGCAGTTGGATACGTGGAGCAAGTGTTCCTAACATGAAATACATGAGCGACCTAGCGACTATTTCAAAAACACACGTCAACCGATTGTTGCGAGCACGCATGAACTCAAACGGAGCACCTCGAACAGAGAAAAAGCAGGGTTCGCGTCCGAAATGGTCAGAGACACGGAAAGTCACCAGCAAAGCGACTGCTCCTACAACGAGTTTGACCAGTGAGCGACGTTGTCACTTGATGAAGGTTGCTGCTATGTTTGCAACGCTCTCGTCTGACGAGAAGGTTGTGGTTAGCATGATGTCCGACGCATTGGCTCTACTCGAAAAGGGAGGTAACTAATGGACGCAGTACGAAGTAGTACAATATCAGCAGAAGAATACTTCTCTATCGAGGCTGTCAATCAGTCGCTTCTTAAAGAAGTGCTGCGCTCACCATCTCACGCATCTTCCTACTTGGCTAATCCCAAGAAATCGACAGTTGCAATGCAGTTAGGAACAGCTGTTCACTCTACGTTGCTCAACGCTGACAACTTCGATAATGAGGTGATTGTCCAACCAGACATCAACCGTCGCACAAAAGACGGAAAGGTCGAGTACGAAAGGTTTCTCGCAAAGACAATTGGCAGGGCTATTATTACGCGGGAGCAAGCCGTCCACTGTATGCACATTTCTCAATCTGTTTCACGCTCTCGTGAAGCCATGAACCTGATAGGTTATGCAGATACCGAGCAATCTTTCTTGTGGAAGGATGGGCGAACAGCACTGACCTGCAAGGCTCGTGTTGACGCAATCTCTCCTACAGATAAGAAGGTGGTGGACCTGAAGACGACTGCGGATGCAAGCCCTCGCGGGTTTGCTCGCAGTGTTGTGAAGTTCGGATACCACATCCAAGCAGCGTTCTACTTACGCGCTGTGTCTGGGTTGCCTACTGGAAACGACGCGACAAAAGAAGGTTGGAAATTCTATATTGTGGCTGTTGAAACATCTCAACCATACGCTGTGGCTAGCTACAAACTAGACCAACGTGCTATCATCGAAGGTGACAAGATGGTTGACAAAGCACTCTCTCTCTGGGCAGAAGCAACATTGCTAGATGAGTACAGCGGTTACCCAGACGTTATCACCACACTATCGTTGCCCTCATGGGCACTCACAGAAGTTGAAGAACTTGGAAACAAAGGAGGGTTACTATGACCGCCAAGAAAACAACAACAACAACGAAAAAACCGAAATCAATCTGGCAAACACTGTCAGTCATAAACGTGAATGAGTACACCGAGGATAAGGGTAGTGGTAATTTCACAGCCACATACCTTTCATGGTCTTGGGCATGGGGAATACTCATGGAACATTACCCTGATGCAACATTTGAAAACCACTTGAACCAAGACGGTTATCCTTGCTTTTTTGACCACAATGGAAACGCAATGGTTCGTGTCACTCTTTGTATTGAAGCTAAGTGCCACACTGAAGATTTTATGGTTACAGACAATAGCAACAATGCAATCAAGAATCCAGATTCATATGCAATCAATACCGCACTGAAGCGATGTTTGGTAAAGGCGATGGCATACTTCGGTCTGGGTCACTACATCTACGCTGGAGAGGACCTACCTCGCGAGGAAGCCGAAGCAGTGAAGGAAGCAGCGGAGAAAGAATCAGTGGCTACTCAGGCGACAGATGAACAGGTCGCGGATGTAAAAAGAAAGATAAAGGCAGCCGACAATCCGCAGGACGCTGAGAAGCGAACACTCGCTTGGGCAGGTGTAAAAAAGCTAAGTGATATCAGTAGCGAAAAGGCGAACGATTTATTACAGGCAAAGAAATGATGTCTGGTAAGATTGTCATAATCATGGACGACGATTATCCAGAAGATGCTGGAAAGGCATGGGACCACCTAGTGACTCGGCTCGAAACGCTACGAGTCATTGGGGGTGTCCCCGCCATGCGTTTTGAACTCGTGAAATTTGATAATGAAACACTTGCGTACCTCAACGATGTTGCTGTGAAGGTAATACTTACGGCAGGCGTTAATTCAGAAGAACAAACAGCTGCGTTTGAAATCGCAGCATCAATCAACGATGTCATAGAACATCGGAAAGGCAAATGATGATAGTAGAATTATTTACAATCGAAATGAAGAAGTCAAAGGCTGGTGAAGGAGCAATCCAACTGGTCTTCAAGTCAGATGACGGGGATTGGATTAAGGAATGGATTGGTCTTGAAAAAGCGCCTAACTTCGTTTGGGAACGATGGGGCAAGTGCTTCGGCATCTCGGACGATGCGAACTCTGCCAAGGTATATCTTACTCAGGTTGGCACAGCGTTCAACGTACTCGGTTCGAGTTGCGAAGTGACGTGCGAAGAAGAAGAGTACCAAGGTAAAACGTACTTGAAAATCAAAGAAGCAAAGCCAGTGGGAGTTGAAGCTCCTGCTCCTGTTACAGAAACAAGTGGTGGTGTCCCTGATGACGAAATCCCATTCTAAAGAAGAGGCGCACTCTAAAGAAGAGGCGCACTCTAAAGAAGAGGCGCTCAACCATATCTACATGACGCTCGACGATGTGAAGGGATACCTGCGGGTGAAGTCCCACAATACCATATACAAATGGATAAAAGAGGATGGATTCCCTGAACCATTATCAATGGGCGGTGATAAAATGAAACGATGGGACATGGCAGCAATAGCCAAGTGGGTCGCATCACGAAATAGTAAGTAAGCAACGCATAAGGAAGAATAATATGTACATGCTTTATTGGTCAAGGTTATATGTAATAATTGGAATTAAGACGCTGAAGACAGCGATATGTTTGTTCGGCGGTGTCTCATGAGTGGTAAACGTGCAAAAGCTTGGATGCCGTTGTATGTATCTGACTTCCTAGTGGCGACCCTTGGTTGGGACGCTGGAGCTGTCGGTCACTACATACGACTGCTACTCGTCCAGTGGGACAGGGGAGCACTCCCTGCGGATATATCTGCTTGGGAGTCCCTCTCCGCAGGAGTGACTGATTTCAAAGATGTCCTAGAAGAAAAGTTCCCACTTTGCGGTGATGGACTTCGTCGTAATGCAAGGCTTGAGGATGAGCGTGAGAAGGCTCAAGAGGTTTACATGAAGCGAGTCAACGCTGGACTGAAGGGAGCAGAGAAAAGGTGGGGGGGTGAACCCAGTATTGGGACAGACGACTCTTCCTCGACTGCACCCCCTCCACCTGACCCTCGCACAGCGGCGACACGAGGTTCTAACGAAGC